AATTAATGGATGACTATAACTTAGTCGGTATCGTTATTGTAGATGATTCCACTGAGTCTGCTAAATTCATCTTCGATACTGGTGATGATGAATATGAACCATATACATTTAAAACTTTGAAACGTGAAGATAAAATGGATTATAAGCAAATGATTCAATTACTTGCTGGAGGTAGATAGTAATGCAAAGATATGTATTAAAAGAATTCATTGAAGCCAGCAAACTAATGGATCTTTCTGATAAAGAAACTTACATTACAGTTGGCGTTGTTAATGAAGCTGAACAACGTGAAGTCCTTTTAGGTGTAACTAATAAGCTATATGAAAAGATTGAAGCTAAAGTAACTGATGTAGACTTTGGTACAATTCCTCAATCTAGAGGTGATTTCCTTAAGATTGATAATATTGATATGGTAACTGAAGCTGTTACCGATATGAAAAAAATTTACCAAGAATACAAACAGCCTTTGACTTATATTAATACTATTACTGATGCAATCAATAACATCGTTGAATTGAAAAATGAATTCCAACGTTGCTTTGCATCTAATACTAGTCTAGGTATTGTATTATATAACTCTACTGCTATGGCAGTAATTAGTGGTGTATCTTTACTTATTGCTTCCACTATTGATTTCATTGTAGATCCTAAAACAAAATCTATTGAAGTATCTGTAGACCGTGTAGCAGTATCTAGAAGTAAAGAGCTAGTTCAATTACAAACTCTAGCAGAATTTAATAATCTCTGTAAAGGTAATAAACTTAGAAAAGTATTGAATGACCTAATCAAAGTAAGTGCTAAGAACTTAGCTGGTACATCTGTTTTAGCAGTTATCGGTGTAAGTATTGGTCTTATCTTTACTATCGTTCCAATTCTTCGTGAATTGATTTACTACTTCTACTATTGTAGAGCAAGTGTAGCTGAGTACTTTGATACTCAAGTTTCAATGCTGTCTTTGAATGCTGCACGACTTGAGACAGCTGGTGACCCTAAAACAGCAAACGAACAACGTAAATATGTAGATCGTTTCCGTAAGATCTCCGACTTCCTCGCAGTTGATGCTAAAGAAGCCTCTAATAAAACAGATGACAATGTACGTCAAGATGAAAAAGAAAAATATAAAGTTGATGATGTAACTGAAAGTCTTCCAGACTCCGCTGCATCCTCATTATTCTAATGAAGGGAGCATAGAAAAATGCATTTTTCTAGAAAACAGGTTAGAGAGTCTAATACTCTAAAGATGGTAAAACAAGCAGAGAAAGACACTCTTGAAAAACAATTAAACGAGTCTAAGACTATCATTCCTGAAATTAATAATGTAATGACTGAAAGTCATTTAGCTCGTTCTAAACGTTCTTTAAATATCCGTATGGGAGCTAAAGCGGCTATTAAAGAACACTTCTTAACAGAAGCAATTAAATATATTTATGACGAATGTACTATTCCAGATCTTCAAAAAGAATCTACTAAGATTATTCGTGATACGGTAATCCGTGGATTTATTAAAGAAAATGGTGTAGAATCTATCATTCGTACTTTTAATACTAAGTCTTTATTCTTAGCTGATATTGCTAAAGCAATCAAAGAAGCTACAGATGAAGTAGTTAAAGCTAATGAAGATAAACTTAAAAACCCTGATACTAAAGTATCTGATGTTACTGTAGATCCTGAATATCAAGATTCTTTCATTGATAAGATGGCTCAACAAAAAGAAGAAATTGAAGATGTTGGTGCTTTAGTACAATCTCACGTTGCTAATAACGTAGAAGACTTCATCGCTTCTAATGTTGAAGATAAACAACAAATCAAAGATATCCTAGATGAAGTAAAAGAAAAAGTTGCTAATATTAAAGCATCTAATGCTGATGTAGCAGAGGACATCAAGGAGTCTATGATTTTAGGTGCTAAACGAAAAATCTATAGCGTAAAGAGTGCTAAGAAGAGCCTTCTAGAAGCTATGGTTAAACACTTAGCTAAACGTGTAATCTCTGAAAACCATACAGAATTCTTAACTGAATCTAAAACTATCAATACTGATAAGATTGTAGAAACAGCAGAATGTATGCTAACTATGCTAGTACTTTCTGAAGCTCTAGGGTTTGACTTAGATGAACAAAAAGTTCGTGCAATGTACAAATAAAAAATAAAAAAAAATAATGACTCCATCTAGTTTAACTAGATGGAGTCTAATAATTTAGTTCACTCTTATTCTTCATATACCTCCTTTTATTGATGTGGATGAACTTCATCCCAATGTACTCCAAACACGTCCTCATCGGACCATAGTTGACCGCAGTCAACAGATAAGTCTAGTTCCATTTCTTCGAATAACATATTCTCACCTCCTTTCAATATAATCTATGAGAATAATTATTCTTCTTTTTCGTCTGCTGGTTCATCTAATGGTTTCTGCATATCTAATGCGTCCAAGTAGTCCATCAGCATCCGTATCTCTAACGGTATTTCGAACATATTCTCACCTCCTTTTCTAATATAGAAATCATATATTCACCTTAATAATATGCAATCAAAAATACCAAGTATTACAAAATGACAAAAAAAAAGAAAAGCCACCAGAAACTATGTTCCTAGTGGCTAACTCTTATTCACCAAACACCTCCTCAGCAACCCGTAGTGCTATTAAACATAATGCAAAAGCAGGGGATGCCTCCCGCTCTTCTGCATCCCGCATATGTACACCAACCCGTGGAAATACGTATGGGAGTACCATCCGTAAATACCGCCGTGCCCCAGGTATACACCGCAAGGCAAACACCAAACCACCAGTATCCATTAAACATCATCCTCCTCTTCGTCTCCGAATAAGTCTATAAACAACGCAGTCAATGCAACATCGACAAGATGAGTTACAAGAGCATCATTCTCCGCCTCCTATTCAGATGCCGCAGGAACCCATTCACCATCCCGTTGTATTAGCATGGACGCCCGCTCTAACGTTTCCAATACTTCAGCTTCTGAGAGGTACCCTAGTACATCAGAAGTTATTGGAGTAGTATAACAGCACCGACCATCCTCTAACATGGCTAATTCGAATAACCCTTGGGAGCCTCCATAAGTTGTAGACCCCCGAACAACGGAGACCTCTAACCCATGACCAGTCGAAAATAACCACCGTTGACGTTCGGTATGATAAAAATCCGCAGGGCGAACTTCATATGACTCAAATAACCGATGGGATGTGAATGATTCTACTTGTTGAAATTCCATAATATAACCTCCTTATAAAAATAACTAATACTATGAAATCAATTAAATAATATATGACTATTAGATCTGAGTATTACAAAAAAAATAAATACCCCATAGGAGATTGACTCCTATGGGGATCATTATATTATTTAGATTCTAGTTTAGCCATTAATGCATTGTATTTTTCATTCAAGTCATTATACTTTTGAGTAAGATCTTGAACTTGTTTTTCTAATTCTACTTGTTTAGATGCACTTAATTTTTTAGTACCTTGACCAAACTTGAAGTTTGCACCAGCACTAATCATATTATTAGAACCACCTAATGTAGTAGCAATATTAAACATTGTATTTTCATTAGGGCGATAGAAAGCACCAATAGCTGTTGCACTAGAATTCTTATAATTACCAACACCAACAGAGAAACTCCATTTATCATTACGATCAAAATCTAATGGATGTAATCCTGCTAATGCTGCAGAAGCTGCACCTACTTTAGATACTTGAGAATCTGTATAAGACTTAGCTTGGTTAATGGATCCTTCGGATACATTTCTTAATTGTGCTACGTTAACTGCATCAGTATCTTGTGTACCTGCAGCTACAGATGTAATTTGGCGTGTAATATTATTAGCAGTATCACCTACAGATACAGCAGATGCTGTAGACTTCCAAGTGGAATTTGTATTACCAGATGCACCATATCCGATTTGACCTTTAGCTGTAGATGCTACAGAATCAGAACCAATAGCTACACCACCATCAACTAATACATTACTATTATGACCTACTGCAACTACATCTGAATTATTCATTACAGTTGTTGTATCAATACTACCTAAGATAACAGAATGATTACCAGTAATATTACGGTTGTTACCAACTACAATATCATTAGTACCATTAGTTAGAGTATTACCAACACCTGCCACGAAGTTATCAGTTGCTTCACTACCATTAGTACCAGTCACAGTATTATTAACACCAATGATGGATGTACGTAATACCCAATCAGCTTTGTTACCACCACCGATTGCCATTGTAGCACCACCACCATTATTATTCTTAATAACATCACGTAGTTTACCAGCAAATTCAGTTGCATCAGTTGTAGCTTTTGCAACGTTTCCTAAAGATACAATGGAGTTAGTAATTTCATTACCAGCACCATATACTAGAGAACCATTTGTGTTAGCAGTACGGTTAGCAACACCACTGATAGTATTAGCTACACCTACAGAAGATCTATCTGCAAACCAACCACTTCCTACACCAGCTGCTGTCTTAGATTCAATACTATTCAAAGTACCAGTAATCGTAGAACCAAAGTTTTGTGAAGGCGTAGAGAAACGACCACCTGTATAGGAGCTAGACATGATATTGAATGTACCTGTATTAGTGGTCAAAGCACCATTACTAAAGCTATTAGTACCAATAGTTGTACTATATGCATTTAAGTTTTGTGCACGAGTACCATTAGTATCAGTATTCATATTAACGTCACCAATTTTACCAATATAGTTATGATTACCAACCATAGTACTTCCTGTACGAGCATATGTATTATTACCAATAGCAATACCAGTACCAGCTCTATTTACATCAGTTGGAATACGTGCAGAAGAAAAATCATCACCACTGTATGGTGTTTGATTAAAGGATAATGATGCTTCTACACCACCAGACATGTTTTCTACATGTGCATTATTACCAATAGCAATACTAGCATTTTGTCCTACATAGTTTTCTACTTTAGCAGATTTACCAATAGCAATATCTTTAGTATTGTTAGCTACAGATCCTGTACCGTATGCGATACCATTACCAGTACCAACTGTATTGTCTACAGCAAATCCAGTTGCACTTAGAGAAGTTAAAATAACTGCTGTTAATAAAAGTTTAGATGTTTTCATGATTTTGTCTCCTTATTAAATAAAAGTTATACCCATAGGAGTTGAACTCCTATGGGTAAGTATTATATGAATATTGTGTTTAGATCAAGCTTACGACCAAATTGTCTCCAATACGATAAACAGTATGGAAAAGGTCAATGTTATCCATTAAGAATTTATATTGTTGAGCTGTAAGGAATCCTAATAGAGTATCCTTATCACTTGTATAGTATGTGCGTAAATTAGATAAGAATACCTCATCATCGCTAAGATTACCTTGTTGCCAAACATATCTACCTTCTTCACAGAAGGAAAATCCTGGGAATACTTTAATATATTCAGTATCCCAATAAGATTGCATTAACATTTTTCTTTTGATATCATATACGATATCTAACTGTTTATGATTGTACATTTGATCACCTATACTAGATCTTCAGGATCATAGAAATCCTGAGTATCTTGTTTTTCTTCCTTCTCAGTTACAGGGATGTCTAATTCGACACCACGGGATTCCATGATTTCCTTAATTTTTTGATTATCTCCATACCCTTTTTCTAATAGGACATGAGTTAAATCATGTGGACCTTGATCTGTTAGAAAAGAGAAACCTTTATTAGGTTGCATAGTCCCATCAGATTGAACGACCCACTTACGTAATTCGAGCTTATAAGCTCTATCATTCCAGCTCATTTCTGAAATCTTGAGAACTGTATTACCACGTTCATCAAATACTTCATCAATGCCTTCTGGATTAATGTTAAACTTAAACTCCATTATATCCTCCAAAAAATAATAGACTGGGGAAGTTAATCCCCAGCCATATTACAATTTAATTATTTTTGTGGACGGAATAATCCATCGGATACAACTTGACGGCTTACATATTTACGAAGCAATTTCTTAGTTGTATCTGGATGCAATTGTTTAATTTCCAATAAGCGACCAGAATAGCTATTAGTATTTACTGGAGCACCAGGAATTACTACATAGTCATATTGGTTACCATAGATGAAACCTAAGATAGATTCGATAGTAGCACCATATACAACCAAGTTGCTATGGATACCATCAGATGCTAATGCATAAGATACACATTGGTTACGGAAGTTATCATGGTTTGCATTATCTTTACCAAAGTCAATAACTGTATCTTTTAAGATATCAATTGCATCATTAGTAAGACGGAAACCCATTGCAGTTTCCGTAACAGTACCATTTTTTACAGAAGAACGGATATCAGATGCACCATTATAACGTGCAACCATTTCCAATTCTTTTGTAGATGCGTTTTCACCTACATTATCGAAACCGAAACGTTCAACAGCTTTCAAACGAGTATCGTGTTCGTTATCAGAGCCATTGTATTCAAATACTAATCCTATACCGATTTGTGGGCTATTAGTGAATACGATATCACGGCAGCCTACATAATCAGCAAATACATTACCAAGGCGATTAGTGAGAAGTTCACATAATTCGCTTGTACTAATTGTCTTTGTTTTGTAATCGCTTTCAAAAACTTCAGGAGTAACTTTAAGCTCAATACGCTTTTTATCCCCTTTGTCGTTTCCTTTTTCATCTCGACGAGTTTCACGAGAAGCACGTTGAAGTACTTCACTTAAAGATTGGAATCCGCTGTCGACTTTTGGAATTCCATTTACTAATTGATTAGACATAGCTAGTCCTCCTTTAAAATAAAAGAATTTATTCTACTGTTAGGATCATAGTAAATATTAATCACCTAACTTCACCATTATAATATATCAATATATCTAAATTTAAAAGACATGTAATCCAGGTAGATCATCCATACCAACATATTTAACTATGAAAGTACGATCATTTCTATCTTGGATAAAGAAGAAGTTACCTTTAGCCTTATATAATAAGATATCATGATAATATTCAACGATGGTATAATCTACTATACGATCTTGTACTATAGCTTCAAGAGCAAATAAGTCACCAGGTCGTAATTGAGCACCATCTTTAACTTCAAATAATACATTGATTACTCTGAAGTTATAATGGAACCAGTACATGAATAGAATATTTTGTAAAGCTATCTTAATAGCTTGGTCAGTATTATCATATTCTAATCCACGACTGTCACAAATGGAAATAAGAGTATCGCAGACCTTAGGGTCTAATTTGACAAATGATACAATATTTTTCAATGGATCATTTAGATATAGATCTACACTAAAAGCATAATCTTTATGTGCAATGTCATACATCATTAGATCATATGCTCGTTTATATTGTCTCATTGAACTGTCATTTTCGAATTCATCTTTACATAGAAACTTGCCAAACTTCTTATTATCCATAGGATTATCAATATTAAGTCGACTAGTATAGTAAGGATAATTCGTTGCTTCATATGGACAGTAGATACTAATACATAATTCTTTCTCCCCATTCTTTAAAGTACATACTTCGAAAAACATCTTACAATGTATCTCTAAAGGTATATACTCATCTGTTTTGTACTTATCAATAAGTAACTTATCTCCTATCACAGGAGTAACTTTATAAAAGTCTTTGTCTTTACGAGATACTATTCTGTACAATTCTGTTATTTGTCCGAACTTATCTTTCTTACAAAGCTTTTGACCGACGTTATACATATCCAATTTATATTCACCTCCTTCGATCAAGATTATAATATATGAATGAATGATATTATAAGAGTCCTACTTAGCTAGTAAGTAGGACTCATTATATTATAATACCTTCATAGCTATTTTAGCATATTTACCTGCATGTTTAAGAGTTGGTGCTGTAATAACAAAGGAGTCATCACAGAACTCACTACGTTGATAGTAATTAGAGAAGTTAAATTGTTTGTCGTTCTTAAGTACTACCTTAAGATATTTATGGAAATCATTTAATACTCTAGCTCTAATCTTAACTAACTCTTTATCTTTCTTAGTACGATCTTGTTTAATTAGATCCTCACTAATCTTAAGATTTAGATAGTACATCTTAGCTAGTTCATATTTCATTCCTTCAATATTTTTAGCTCTATCATATTCCATAAGTAATCTATGAGATTCCATATAGATAGATTGATAACTCTTATTCTTTAAGAAGTTCTTAACAAATAAGTTTCCTCTAGCATCAAACTCAAAGCCAATACTCTTTTCTTGTAATAACTTAGAAGTCATTCTTCTATGATATATAGTATTAGCTCTATTATATGCTTTAGTTATATTAGCTGAATTGAATTCCATATAAGGATTCCAACCAAATTCTAATAAAGCTTGCTTTAATTCATCTGATTGAGTTCTAGCATATTCTAGACTTAGATATCTTACATTAGACATCCAGTCTAAAATAACTTTCTTATCATATGATTTACCTTCATAGATTTTTTTATAATCTCTTAACCATTCATCAGCTTTATCTTTCCATTTGCTAGGCATATCACCGAATGTACTATTACGTTTGAATACTTCGATTTCATGTGGAATATAGAATGGTATCGTATTAGGTAGATTTCTAATTGGTTGTACATCTTCCATAGCAGATTCAACTATAGGGAAGTAATAATAATCATCAAATCCATTACTAGTGAATACACTCTTTAGGAAGTTATACATAGTTTCATTATTACAACCAAATACTTCCATAAGACGCATATCAGATATACGAATTAGGGAGATATCCATAGATTGTACATCGTGCCATTGTTTTTCTAATTCCTCTTCAGTATCACAAGGTAAGACTATAAAGATACCAGAATTTAATGACCAAGATTTAAGATATTCAGTCTCACGTTTCTTACCACGCAATTCAATACCATAGTCTCTGGCTCTATCTAAATCAGATAATTGTAATCCAGATTCACTTAATGCTAAATCATCATAAGGAATCTCAGAATTAAGATACTTAGAACGAAGTTCTTTGAATCGTTCTACATTAGACTTACCATAGATTTCAATAGACTTATCATCACTATGACGTTTCATCTCAGCAGATAAGCTATTATAATCATTCCAGTCATCCATTAATTGATCTTCAGAAGAATATTTATCATCAAGTACTTTATACATACCAGAATCATTAACTTCTTTTACCTTCTTATTATTGGTATCACTAGCATCATCATCCTCTTCTAGCATATCTTTAGTCTTAACAAAAGCCGGAGCCTCAATCTCTAGAATGGTCTTATATGATTTGGTTCTTATTTTAGATTCTAAGTCTACTGCAAAGTATCCATTATTATCTTCCATAATCATGGTTCCTTCAGGGAATTCTTTTAGCTTAGACTTAGCTATATTTACATCTAGGATATCACATAATGGAAGAGATGTATCGTATAACTCAGATTCAATACTATATATAGCATTCATTAGAGTTAACTTATTATCTCTATCTAAGTCAGATTCTGTAAAGTCATCATCATATTCTAATTGGTCTTTAGATAGCATTACCTTACCAGTGATTTCTTCATATAGATTAATAGCATTCTCCCAAGTAACTCTATCTCGTTTATGCCTATAAGACTTATAGAATTTATCTTGCAAGAATGGTTCTTTATCTACTATTTCAGTTTCATCATTATCAGATTTAACTCTAAGTTTAGTTGACTTCTTATCATCAACTACACCAAAGCCATCTTTCTCTCCACTGAATGAGTGTCTATGTGGTGTATATTGTACTAGCATATTACCATCTATAGTTCCTACAATACCACCTATAGCTCCAACACCCATATGCTCTCTAGCAGCATATTCTTTTAAGTCAGATAGACGTCTAATGATATCATATTCTTGAGGTATATTATCATCTTCCTCAGACTTTTCTACATCGTCTAGAGTAAAGAACCTATCATCATATACTGTAGATTCATTAATTCTAATAACTTTATTAGTTGTAGTAGGATCATTAATCTCTTGATCTTTAAGTAATGCTAATACTTCCATGAGTTGGACGAACTTATTATCTGTTAATCTTAAGTAATTATATTCTCCAAGTCTGATAAGTTCAGTTTCCTTACTAACTTGCTTAGCACGATATTCATCCATTTGACGATTATTAGGATTATCTCCACCGTCTTTAACTTCGATAATCAAATTATAAGGAACGTAGTAAATATCTGTAATCCATTGTCTAGAATTACCATATTGATCAGTATAATCAATAACTGGACCTGGCATAATAATATCTTTAGAGTTACAGTTAAGAACTTTATCCATAAACTCTATAGCTTTATGCTCATAAGATCCAGTATAAGTAAACTTAGTACCATCACTATATACATAGGTGCCACTAATACTACGATGGGCTAACATCTTAGCTTGATGAGCAGCATCATCCAATAGAGATACTTTACCATGCACTCTAATCATATTCTTTTTAAACTTAGCTCTTAATTCTTCCTTACATCTAGGATTAGAGCATACTCTATGGTATTTACCAGTCTTTTCATTCCAGTCTGTTTTATTACCGCATACGATACATTTACCAGAACCTGGGTGAGTTTTATCATATAAGAATTGCTCGGCAGATATTTCACCGATAATATCTTCATGATCTTTTTCTATGTGTCTGATTAACTTGTCTTTGAAGTCTTTACGTCGACATAACGGACAAGCTATTCTTCGTTCAGTTGCCATTGTATCCTCCTTATGAGTGTATATCAATTTAATGCTATGTTAAAAATAGCTATTTGTGTATATTTTAAACCCTAGAACTAAGTAGTAATATATTAATATGAAAGGAGAGATTATCGTGGCAGATGATATTACTTTCATAACTGCAAAGACTAAAGAAGTCCCTACTTTATTAAAGGAATATTCTTTATCTACTGACAGTTATAAAACTCCACTCACATATAAGAATTTTAATGCATTTGGCACTCTAATTATGCGACTAATGCTTTTAGAGCCAGGTACAATAACTCATAGTCCAGAAATGGGCTTAGGTTTAATTAGTAAATATAGATATATGCAGTCTGATAGAGTTATTGAACTCAGTCAGGCTATCAAAGATCAAATAAAAGATTATCTTGATAATACTGTAGCGGTCGAAGTTAATATAGGTTTCTCTAAAAATGGAGAAAATATAATGATTATAGATATGACAGTTGACCAGTATCAATTTAGATATTTCTATGATCGAGATAAATTAACTTTAAAAATGTTGATGAATGATGAAATTTAGGAGGAACCATGTCTGAACAAGTAAAACTAGCAGACCTCATGAAAGAAAAAATGGAAGAAGAAAAAGCTTCCGAAACTCAAGTAGTAGAAGAAACTACTCCTATTACTGAAGAAAAACAGGTTGAAGAAACTCAACCAACTACTCCTGTAGTACCTACATTTGATGAAACAAATCTACAATCTGCTGATATTAGTGCTATCGTTCCTTCTGGTAAAACAGATGCAACTCAAGAAGCACGTGATGAATTGATAGATGAATTAGATAATGGTATTTCTAGTGCTATTGAACGTCGTTTCAAACCTGCATTGAAAGAAATTCATGATATGCGTCGTGAATATGAAGATCTTAAAGCTATGGGTGAAGAAAATCCTCAAGTAGTTTCCAAATATGATCCATCTTTAGATCTTAATCCTGAATTGACAGATAAAGATCGTGAAGCAATTCGTCGTGATGAAGAAGAACACGTTTTATCTGATGATGAAATCAAAGCTTCTACTAGTATTAATAATCTTCTTCCTGAAGATGATATTGAACGTGAATTCGAACAATATGAAAATGCTGCAGATGCTGTAAATAATATAACTACAGCAGCAACTACTACTCCAGCTATTGATACTACACCAGTAGATGTATCTGATGCAGTAGTTCCATCTGTAGAAGTTGCAGAATCTGATGAAGATGAATTATTCTATGATGATGAACTATTAGAAGATCTTGGTCTTGATGAAGATAAAGAAGAAGCTGAACGTATTAAAGAAGAAAAACAACAGCAACGTAATATGGAAGAGTTTGCTCGTGTACTTCGTCAACAATTAGACGAAGTAGGTGAACGTAAACCTGATATTAGTAAATTCCGTGTACGTAAACGTCCTGTAGCATTCACTAAAGTATTATCTAAACCAGTTGAAAAGAAATACTATGAATGGGGATTATTTGCTACTGGTGTATCTATTTCTATGACTCCATTATCTGCAATCGAAATGGATGAAATCAATCCATATACTGATTCTGCAAATGATATTGGTAAAGCTCGTACAGTATTCAGTACTCTATATAAACATCTAGCACCTGAATGTCGTACTATGGATATGGAAGCATGGTTGAAGTTATTGAACTATCAAGACTTGAATCACTTATTCTTCGCATTATATAATGCTAACTTCAGTACTTCTAATATTATTCCATTTAGCTGCCCTAAATGTAAACACTTCTATACCGAAAAACGACCTATCATTGATATGGTTAAATTTGAAACAGAAGCTGATAAAGAAACCTTCAATAAGACCATTGCTAAAGATCCTTCTATGCCTCCAACATTTGAAGAAGAAATCTATGTAGCTAATGGTGACTATGCATTCGGTATTGTAATTCCTAAAATTTACAACTCCATGTTTGAAGAACGTCTATTAAATGAAGGCTTCCGTGAAAAATACGCTGGTATCATCAATATCTCCCACTGTATCTCTACAGTATATGAAATTGATGAAGACAATGAAGAATTGATTCCTATTCAGTTTAACACAGCTCCAAATGATATTGTTAAGACTTATAAATATCGTATCCAAGGTATTTATAAAATCTTATCCAAGTTATCTGCATATGAATTTAAAGAACTTCAATCTCATATCGCTAAATACTTAGAAGAAAATAGTAAAGATATTAATATTTCTTATCAAGTACCTGCAGCTACATGTCCTAAATGTGGTGCAGAAATTGAAGCCATTCCTATGAATGCTCAAGAACTTGTTTTTACACGGCATCGGTTGATTCACATGCTCGACTAATGCAATTAGTTGATAATGTTTGTTACGAATATCGAGGTAGATTAAGTATTATAGAAGCATTAGATATGCCTATAGGTGATTTGATGCTTCTATATAAATTTATTAGAGATCGTAGAGAAGCTGCCGATGCAGCTGCTGAAAAAGAAAAACATAAAAAAGATGAAGAGCAAAAATATAAGTATATGCAAGCCGCATATAGAGGTCATCCACAAGCTGGATTAGTTCCACCTGATCAAGGTACTAAAACTGAGACACCTGCGATGACAAGGGAAGATATGGCACGCTTTGAAGATGCTCTTGAAGGAATGCTTTAATTAAAAGGGGATTTATATAAATGGATATCGTCGAATTTTTCTGCAAATTCGGCAATGGAGACTGCGAACAAACGAGAAAACAGATAGTAGACTACTTTGGCGAATCTAGTCTACTATACAGTATATTGAAAGGTCATAGATTATTACATTCAAAGATTGATCATGTTATCTATGAGAATCGTATTGAATTTATTATCTATACTACAGACTCTACATTATTTGACTCCTTAGTAGATGAATATAAGAATACCATTACAGTTAATAGTAATAATGGTATGAGTCATCCTATAGTTGTAGATATTGTTAGAGATTTTGGTGATCCATGTAAGATTATTGTGACTATGCGATAATATAACACAATCGAGTTAGTGCAATAAATGCACTAACTCGTTTTTTGTTCCACATATAAATAATTCATAAGGAGGTACATATGGCATTATTAAAAGACCAAATTAGACAAGATAATCTCCAAGTATCTCTTCTTGATGTGGATGATTTTGTCAAGAAGAATAACTTAGTCGAAATAACTAATCCAGTTATATTTGATACATCTAGTAATCCAACTAATGATGGATTATTATCTAATACAATCTTTGGTATAACTAAAGAATCTAGAGCAAGTACATTTGCTTATATTAGTTTAAAGAAGAAATTCCTACAACCATTAATTTATAGAATCTGGGGTAAAGTAGACTCCAAGATTAAATCTGTTATTCATGGTATTGGAACTTACTCTATAGATAAGTCTGGTAATATAGTAGAAGATCCTAAAGGGGATAATGGTATTGATTTTCTAAGAAAGAATCTAGATAAGATTAAATTTAGAGAAACTGATTCCATTAAACGTGAAAGATATATTAAGTTCTTGAATGCTAATAGAAAGAACTTCTTTACAGATAAACTTATTGTAATCCCACCATTCTTTAGAGATATTAAAGTAGATGGTGGTAAGATATCTGTAGGGGATATTAATAAATTATATATCAATATAATGGTATCAGCATCAGCTATTGGTGATTCTGAAGACTACGGTTTTAGTATTAGCAAATCCGTTGAAGGTAGACTTCAAGAAGGATTAATCGAAATCTATAAATGGTTCGGTACTGGCACTGACAGTAATCCTAATGGTGGTTTGCCAGGTAAATTCGGTGTAATTAGACGTGCTAATTTATCTAAGACTACAGACTATGCAACCCGTCTAGTTATGTCTGCACCTAAATTGGATGTAGAGAATATGAGTGAACTTAGAGCTGACTTTGATTACTCTGTATTACCTATGACATCTGCAGCCGCAAACTTCTTTCTATTTGTTATCTTCCATATGAGAAGATTCTTTGAGAATGAATTTATTGGCAATACTAAATATCTGGTACTAGATAAAAAAGGAAATCCTACATACGCTGAAGTAGAAGATTACCAATTACAATTCTCTGATGAAGTCTTAAAGAAGGAATTAGATCGATTCATTCATGGTTATTCTGATAGATTTAGACCGATTGATCTTGTATGTAAAGTAAATGGTAAACAAGTAGTTTATGATATGGTATTTAGAGGTAATTTCTTTGATGAAATTACAGATGAAGAAAAGATAGCTAGACCTATAACTTGGTGTGATGTAATCTATATAGCTTGCGAAGAAGCTATTAAAGATAGAATGATTCTTATTACACGGTATCCAATCGATACATTCTATAATGAGTTTGCTACCAAGATTAGATTATCATCTACTATTGAAACTGAAAAGGTTACTATTAATGGAATAACCTATAATTATTATCCAAAAATAAGAAAAGAAGATATTGGAACTGATACCTCCAACAAATTTATCGATACTATGAATATCTGTAATGGGTATCTGGATAGCATCGGTGGTGACTATGATGGCGATATGGTAACCATCAAGGGGGTATATACTGATGAAGCTAATGCTGAGCTTAAAAAGCAATTAGAGACTAACATCCACTTCATCAATCTAGGTGGTAACCCAGTTATTTCTACAGCAAAAGAAGCTATCCAAGCTATATATGCTATGACATTAACTATGCCAGAAACTAAATTAGAGAAAGTTAAATTTTAACAAAAGAATTCCCCTATAGAGTTCAACTCTATAGGGGATATATCTTAGAATTTAATCACGTTAGTATAGTTTACTTTATCTTTTTCAAATTTAGTAATACCAATAGATTCTAATGGGAAGTTTTTCAAGTTGTCATTAATAATATCATTATAGTCAACAAACTTTAATATCCATTTAGGAACTTCCGCATCAATTGGAATTGAGATACTAGTAATCTCACCTTTATAATCATTTTGATTTTCATCTAAGAACTTCTTAATCTTTTCATATAACTTTGGATCAGAATCCATTAGAGGTAATAAGGTACTATTATTGATTGTAACCTTAATGATATCAATTGCATTACGAATAGTTAAATCAATTGCTTCAGTACCTTCATCTCTTAACGCATTATATACTAATGCACCTTTAATACCTTGGATACGCATTGGATTATCATAGTTAGCATATGATTTAATTTGAGCTGGTTTATAATATTCTTTCTCACCAGACTCAATAGACTTTCTAATATCATATTCTACACGAGCTAATGATTTCAATACATCCATTTGGTCTACTTCTTCTACATTAAGAATCTTCTTAAATAAAATATCTTTCAATGCATCACGAGTCTTAGCTTTCAATGTAGACTTATTAATTGGTAAACCTTTAACATCAAGCATCTTATTAGATGGAACTAGATTACCTTCTTGTAATTCTTGTTTAGATGCATAGTTTTTCTTACCACCAGTTAATAAAGCTCTACCAAATAAGAACTCATTCTTCATCGCAATAAGACATTCTTTAAATTCTGATTTAGTATTATAATTCTCTGCAACTAAATCAAAGTGCTCACGTAATAATCTACCAGCAATATAGGATAAGATATTGATAATACTAAAACGTAATGGTTCTTTATTACTAGATGTAGCTACATTAATCATCTTAGTTTCAATCTCACCAGTACCAAAGTTATAAACTCTATCTTCTTCCATTACAGGTTCCACTTCAGGAAGATTCATAAGTTTAATACCAGATTTATCTATTGGTCCCAATACATCTCTAAGAACGAATGTATACCAACCATTAAAACATGGCATAGTTGAGTCAGTATCTGTAATGATACTAATATCACGTTTCATTGTAGCAGAACGATCAATCTTATCTACTACAATATATCTCATATAACACCATTCTTTAAGGACTTCAAACATGTGGTCTAAATTATCCTTAATAATTTGTGGTGGATGGTTAGGATCTACGAATGCTTCATCTAGCTTAGATAATGTCAATACGATATAATCTTTCATATATTTATTATCACAGAATTGTAAAGCATTATTCTTATAGAAGAGTTTATTCAAAGTCTCTTGAGATAAGTTAATCAATAGACTCCATACTATATTCATAGCTTTATTGATTGCTTCATCATCAAAGTAATCTCTATCAAATGTATCCATAATCTTATAGAATACATCTTCAACTTCTACATCTTTATCTAATACTAAAGCAGATGGATAAATAGATTTCTCTGAGTCTACACGATTAATAAATGTAATTGCTTCATCAATAGAATGAAACTTTACATTATTCGTAAAGAAGCTTTCAAAGAAAGTAATAGCATGACTAATCAATGCACGACCAGTTCTAGTAATACCAGTTGCCACGTATAAGTTATACAATGCACTACTATAGTTACCAATTACACCATATAAGGCATTATTATCACGTTTAGCTAACATTTGAAGCATGTTATATTTATTAAACTTCTCTGTACCCTTCTCATATTTAAACATTTCTTTCTTAAACTTAGAACGGTTATCAGTAAATGAAGTTATCAATTTATACATTGGAGTTAACTCTTTTGTATATTGTTTGAATAGACATCCATTAGCTACCATGATAGGAGTCTTTTCATATATGTAATTACTGATTCCAGCTACATCAGTTTCAGCTGTTTCTTCAGTATAGTTATTATGTAAAATACATTCACGTTTTGTATATACATTAGATAGAATGATATCTAATGCTGTATCAACTTCACCCTCAGTTAGGGTAGGGAAATTAATCATTAAATTCTTTTTAGCTTGCTCTCTATATTTAGATACAGCTATAATTTTATCAAGTTCTTCGTAGTTTATCATAATTATATTCCTCCTATCATGATGTCCTAGGCACTTTTATTTGCTAATATGAGCTCATACGAATAACATTAAGTTAATAAAACGTTATTTTCGTTTTTAAATATATTTAAATAAAATAATCTCCAAGGAGGACGAAAACATGTTTTTCAATGAAAACGACCGACAAGGTGTTCTTGGTGAAGATCTTGCCAACCCTAATGCTTTACTTGAAGCTATGATTTATGCTGAGGCTTCTAAATTGCCTCAAGATGAACGTATTGCATTCGCTGAATCCGAAGAAGCTCAATTATTGGTAGAAAAATCCGTATTGAACAAAAAGACTTTGGTTCGCTTAAGCAAAAATGACGATTTGGCTCGCCGTGTAAAAATGGCTGCATTCCAAATCGCTAAACAAAAGAAAGATCCACTCTGGACTAAATTGGTTAAAAACCGTGTTATCGAACGTGCTTTGATTAAAAAGATCGTTCAAAAATACAATAACCAAGCAGTTCGTGTAGCTCGCAAATCTCAAGTTGAGTACATCAAAACTGCTAAATCTTCTAAACATTTACCAACTCCAAAAAAATAATAAAACCTCTCGGTATAGGGTCTTAAAGATCCTATACCGGTTTTATTTATTACAGTGAATTTTACATATGAATATATATTATAGTAGTAGAATAATATATTTGATGTAATATCACAGGAGGTTCTCGATGTTTGATACTATCGTCAATTATGAAAACTATTGGATTTACAATGAGTTCGTTAAAAGCAAAGGAGAAATGACAGTAAATGTAAATCAACAAATTAAGAAGGAGAATTGGTCTAACCATTTCGATGCAATTCACTGTATACTAAGAGATGGTATAGACGATCCTAGCCTATCTAAGGCTAAGATCAATTTAATTATTGGTGGTCATGAAGTTGGTCTAACTATTCCAGACTATTGGCTTAACCTAATCTTATGGTCTCTTATCATTAAGAGTGATGATGAGATTGAACCAAAACATATTTTCTTCAAACGAGAAATCACTGCTAAGACTATTAAGAATTACATTGATGAGTTCTTTATTAAAGTCCATATAGAAAATATTGATTTCTTAACTAAGAATAATATGATTGCAGATGCATTGTATTACATTGCTAGAGTTGATGAGTTTGCAGATCTATTTGTAAACAGCATCAACTTACAAGATGATGTATTGATGATGAATGCAATTCCAGAATACTATAATTTATTGCATCCTGATATGTCTAAAGTAGACTTACAGAAAGCTAATGAATATGGTATGGAATGTATTGGTAAAGTACGTGATTATGTATTGAAATCTAAAGACATTCTAGGATATGATCATATCTATACTAATGCATTTAGAGCTAATGAAAGTATTAATATTCGTCAGCTTAAAGAATATGCTATTTCTATTGGTACTAAACCAGATGGTAATGGTAGTGTATTCCCACACGTTATTAATAATAGCTATATTAATGGCGGTGTAATTGATTTGATGGATTACTTTATTGAATCCTCAGCTGGTCGTACAGCACAAATCATTTCAAAAATCAATGTAGGTTCTTCTGGTGCAATGGCACGTAAGATTGGTCTAAATAACCAAGGTACTCGATTGCATCCAGATCCACATTTTAAATGCTCTTCTCGTAATTTCATTAGATATGATGTTAGAGATGCTAAAGAGCTTAGTTTATTAGTTGGTAAGTATTATAGATTTGACCAATTAAATGATTTTGACATGGGTCCTATTAAGGAATCTGATACTCAATTGATTGGTAAAACTATTTATACTAGAAGTCCTATTACTTGTCAGTCTCATTCTGAAGGTCATGGGATTTGTAGATACTGTTATGGTGATCTATACTTCATCAATAGAGATATCGATGTAGGTAAATATCCATCAGAAGATATTACAGCTAGTACTACACAGCTACAATTATCAGCTAAACACGTATTGGTAACAGATATTCCTGATATTGAATTACCAATTAAGTTTGTAGAGAACTTTGTTCGTTCTGCAGAAACTATCGCATTAATTGAAGATCGAAACTATAATGATATCTATCTAAGATTCCATATAGATGAGATCTTTAAGGACAATGAAGATGATGTTGATGATACAACTAACACAGTTCTTGACTATAATGATTATGTGAATAAGTTTGCTATCATTGATCATAAAGAAGAATATCCAATAGAAATCGATAAGATTGATAAATTCTATCTTTCTGAAGCATTAGTTAGATTAACTAATATGAAACGCTATCAAACTGATGAAGGTGAAATCAATATCCCATTAGCAGTATTAGCTAAAGAAGATGATCAAACTATTTTCTATACTCCTATAGTGAATAATGAGTTCTCTAAAACTCTTAACCGTATTAAAGATATCTTAGATAAAGCGGCTGTAACTACATCGTTTACTAAAGATGATTTAGCACAAGAGTTTATGAGAGCATTGTTAAATGGTGGTATGTCTAAGCATACTATTCATACTGAAACAATCTTGTCTAATCAAATTAGAAGTGCATATAATATCTTTGATAGACCTAACTGGAATAATGTAAATGAACCTTACGTATTACTTCCACTTACTAAGGCATTATATGAAAACCCTTCTATTACTAAAACATTAGACTTCCAAAACTTGGCAAGTATCTTGAAGAATCCATCTTCTTATAATAAGACAGCTCCGTCTACTATAGATTACTTCTTCCAAGAACAGCCACAATTATTTATGAATCAGCCAAGCTTAACTAATAAAGATATTAAGAATGAACGTAAGCTTACTGATGCATTGGTGAATGAGGAAATTTAAGATTATGAATAAGATAATCTTACGTAATTCATCTATAGTGATTACTGATTACAGTCTAGGAGACGCTCCTAGACTGGAATCTTATTTTACTATATTTGATAGAATTACTTTCACTAGAAGTTATAAAGGGATGTCATATGATGAAGCTAATAGACTTCTCTATCTCCCTAGAGGATTAGATTTATATTTCGTTAAGAAGTTCTTTGATAATGAAGAACCTGTACGAGATTATAATAGTGATCCATATTTCGAAACTCCACCTATAAAGATTAGGTATCTTCCTAGAGATGATGTACAACAAGAAGCTTTACACTTCATCTTAGGTAAAGGTCAATATTACTCTAATCAAAATAGTGGACAGCTATCAATAAATCTACCAACTGGTAAAGGTAAGACATATGTAACTATAGCATCTCTAATGTATTGGAGAGCAAGAACTATAGTTATTGCATCCACTACAGGTTGGTTAGATCAATGGAGAAATTGTATTGGTGAATATACTGATCTAGATCAAAATAGAGAAGTATTAGTAATCAATGGATCAGTTGGTATCCATAAGATATTGAATGGTATCACTGATATATCTAAGTATAAAGTATTCCTGGTTACACATTCTACATTACAAAACTTTGGTACTAATAATGGATGGGATAAGATTAGTGAACTATTCAAGAAACTACAAGTATATCTAAAAGTATATGATGAAGCACATCTTAACTTTGATAATATTTGTATGATTGACTTCTATACTAATACTAAGAAGACATTATATCTTACTGCAACACCAGGTAGATCAGATGAGACAGAAAACTTTATCTATAGATTATACTTTAGAAATATTCCTAGTATAAATCTATTTGATGAAGATACAGATCCTCATACGGCTTATCTTGCATTAAGATTTAATAGTAGACCAACTCCACAAGAGATAAGTGAATGCTCTAATAAAGTATATGGATTAAATAGAAATAATTATACAAATTATATAGTTTGTAATAATCAATTCTATGATATGATGTATATAGTTATGGATAAGATCATGAAGATTGGTGGTAAAGTACTTGTATATATTGGTACTATATCAGCTATAGATATCGTTAAAGCTTGGATTGAGGAGAACTACCCTGAATTCAAAGATGATATCGGTGTCTATACTTCAGTTATTCCTAAAGAAATTAAACAAGAGCAACTTAGTAAGACTATTATACTTTCAACAACTAAATCTGCTGGTGCCGCATTAGACATCAGAGATTTAAAAGCTACTATTATCTTGGCTGAACCATTTAAGTCAGAGATATTAGCTAAACAAACTTTAGGTCGAACTCGTAATCCTAATACAGAATGCATTGAAGTAGTGGATGATGGGTTTAGATCGATATCCAGATTTTATAATGCTAAGAAACCTATCTTTAGTAAGTATGCTACTGAATGTAGAGAGATTAAGATTAGTCTTAATACTTTACAAGAGAAAGCTGATGACTTATTTAAGATTAGAGAATCTGTTAAAAAGCAATATGATGCTGGATATGCAGTTATAGATTATTCTAAGGATGGGTATAAAGATGGAATCTAAAGATTTACTTATAAAAGATACCTATCTATACAAGAAGAATGGTAGATATAGGAATCTAATTAAAGCATATAAACTATATGCTGATAGTATTATTACTAATGAAGGTATAGTTATAACTAAAACATTCACTGATAGAATTAAGCAACTTAATGAAAATCTTATAGCTAATACAACTTTACCTGATCTAATAAGATTAGCTTGTTATAATTCTAAAATGGAATGCTATAGAAAACCATTCCTAGAATTTTATACTGAAATTATAAAGATGAATAATGCTCTTGTTCATCTTTATAATATTCATATACTATCAGTTATTACTGAAGGAGAAGACAATGAATAATAGACCAAGAAATAAAGCTAAAGCTAATAACGATACGTGTTTACATACGTTAGAAAAATTAGAAGCAATGAATACTGAATCATTAGAAAAACTTAAGTTGATTGGTATTAATCTTCCAGAAGAGTTATTAAAAGACACTAAAGTGTCATCTTTATTAGGTGAGGAAAATGAATAGAAATAACCGCACTCGTCAGAAGTGTAGAATTCTTAGAAAAGATTATGACTCTTTTGTAAGATTTCTTTTTAATACTTTATCAGAAGAAGATAAAGAATATATTTCTAATAGAATGAAAGAGATTCTATATGAACAAGCGAAGACGAATGAGGCAAAGAGCAATTAGATTATTTAGAAGAAAGCAACCAATATATTTCTTCTTAAGATCTATGGCTGATGCTTTAGCGAATGTCAATAAATATATTCGTAATTTAAGTAAAAGTTTGGAGAGATTATAATATGAATACTATTAAATACAGATTTAAACAAATTCAAAAATTAGGTAAATTATTCGGTGAATCACATTTAACTAATATATATATTAGTGGTAATACTAAAGATGGCACTAATATAAAATTATCTAAAACTAACTATAATCAAGAAGTGGAGGTATATACTTCTTATCATAAAGAAGATAATATCTTATATATCAAAAATAATGTATTCCGTGAAGGTAAATTAGTATGTAGATTTATAGATTATCCATGTAGTGTATACTTTAGTAAGATAAAAATATACAACAAATGCTTATTCAAAAAGTATAGAAATAATATCCTAATGTATAATATATTGGAAAATAATACTGTATATTTTGCATACTAAATATATAAATAACCATATATTATTAAGGTGATAGATCTTGATGATCTATCACCTATTTATTTTAGTCCATAGTGTTATTTAAAGCAAAGGAGAAACATATTATGGAACCATTAGGAAAGAAAAGCACCAAATTAATGAAAGAAGTATTAGATAATATTATTTTAAAATCTAAAAAAGATATTCCACCAGTAGAGGAAATCGGTGCTGAAACTGTAGATATTATTGATGCTGCAGAAGAAGCAATTCAACAACCTTTACAGAATACTGATTCTTCAATTGCAGTCAACTTCTCTCAAATGGTCAATAACCCAAAAGAAGAAGTTAAAACAGAAGTAAATTCTGTGCCACCTGAAGGCGAAACTAAAGTAAATGTATTATTTCCTAAGACAGAACATATCTTGGGAAATTATGTCAATTATGATTCTTTCATCAAAATTAAAGAATCTAATACTGACAAAGTTGTTCGTGCAGTTCGTTTATTGAATTATAAAATGAGCGATCAAAATGCGGCAGCAGCGTTTGCTCAATTTGTCTCAGAATTTAATCCAGAATGTAATCCAAACAAACGATTACGTTATGAATTGATTCGTCATCAAGGACGTGAAAAAGATTTAGTGATCCGGTTATCTACAGTAATTAATGGTAAAACTAAGTACTATGCGGACATTTATCCTGATTTAAACAAGATCGATTTAGATCATCATTTGATCAGTTCTGCAAAGAAATAATACAATTCCCCTAGGAGTTTATTCTCCTAGGGGTTTTATTTTTTTAAGATAGCCGTTACAAATCACTAATAGATTGGGGTGAATATATTGGCTAACTTTGAAAATTATAATAAAGTAGTCGAACAAATCTTTGAACTAAACTACTATCTTACATTTAAACTGGAGGTTACTTTTAATACTACACATAAGAAGATTAATACTGAAATTAAAGAAAACTTTCATTCTGAATATGTTGTAGGAGCAAATAAACTTACTACTAACTTAAGATATAAATATCAAATGAGATTATCTCCTAGAGGAGAGAAAATTGGTATTGTAATAGACTGGGATAACTATGATGATCTATGTACAGTCGTAGAAGAAGCGATAAATATCTGTGATCCTGAGAATAAGATGTCTCCATTTAAGAGACTATATTCTACTACAGGAGATCTATTAGATATTAAATGTGATAGTCTTAAAGTAAGATATCTTCACTTAGAAGATAGATGGAATAATAAAGTAGATTTAATTCCATTTGTCTTAGTTGATGATAATCGTGGTACTCTTACAGAAGCAATGAGATTCAGATTTAATAATGAATTAACTTTCGATGTACCAGTATCTCGTCTTAAAGGATTTAGAAGATTCCTTATGACATATAATCCTGTATTACATGCTGGAGCAATGGCTAGATATATGGCAATAACTCCACTTCTCGGTAGTAATAGACAGAATATGTTGAAATAAGGATAGAGAAGGAGATTGAATCTCCTTCTCTTATTTTTTTATACAGTATACATAATTGGTTGGTTAGTATTAGCTGGATTAACATAGTTGTCTCTTAAGAACTCAATGATCTCCATTCTTCTTTGAGCTTGAGATTCTAATGAAGATAATTTCAAGTCAATATTAGCATATACAGTTTCAATACCATCATAGTGTTTGAGATATTCGAATAAGAATGTAGCTACATCAGCTTGAGCTAACTGCTCAAATGTCTCCATCTTAGTCGGTTCAATAGTCATTAAGTTTTCTGGATGCTTAACGAATACACCAATATATACATTAGATAACAAGTTATCTGTATTACCACCAACAGCCATTTCAAGTTTAACCATATTAGGTGGAATGAAATCTAGATAGATACCATTATTAAATAATGAACTTACGTCAGCATAGTTTTGAGCAAGCATAATACTATCAGTATCCATAGATCTTGCTAATACATTATAGATACCATACCCAGAATATTGTTGTAGACCAGCTGTTTCATTATTAGTATCCGACCATAAGATATCTTTAACTCCAAGAATCTCATAGTTATCTGGTATTTGACGATCTAATAAATAATACCCATCTTTCTTATCTTCTGGTTTAAGTTGTACTTTAACCATATGAGGAAAGAAACGGCTAAATGTAGTCAATGTATCTGGTTTGATTACTTTATCAGCCCAGTGTTCTTTTTGGAGTTCTTCAGGTAAGTTCAAAGGAGCTGTACCTAAACGTCTCTCTATTTTATTTACAACGTCTGTCATTCTATTAAACATAATTTCAGACTCCTTTTTAAAAAGTACATTTTATTGATATATTATTATGTTGAGGAGGAAAGATATGAACAGATTTGACATAATAGAATTAGCTCAACAAACACTCACATTCGTATATAATACATTTAATGGAAAGGTAAATACACTAGATCCATATACAAGATTAAACTTTGTATCTGGATATTTAGACACTAAAACTAATATTGCTAGAACTACACCATATGGTTGTATTTATGTAAGCTTAGAAGCTTTTGCTGATACAGTAGAACGACAAGGATTTATTGATACAGACCAAATTAGAAACTTAGCATTGGAAATTATTATCCATGAATTAACACATGTAGACCAATTGATTGACTATAAGTATATCAAGTTCAATAATGGCTATAGAGAAGAAGTAGAACTCAAATGTGTTAAACAATCTTGTCAATGGATATTAGATAATATCCAATATATTAGATCTCTTGGTTTAGTTGTAATACCAGAAGTATATCAAGCTAGATTAGCTAACTTAACTAATGTTATATATACTCCTAAATATCCAATAGCTATTGCTATGGCTAAACTAGAATATATGCTAGGTAGAAAGTTTAGAGAGTTTAGCAATAATAATATTGAGATTCAATATATTGATAGACTAAAGACTCATTATAGTTTCATGGTATGTGAAAACAGATCTTATATTAACTCTAGAAATCTTAATGATCTAGGTGAACGTCTATTAAATGATAAACAATATACAGTTGAGTATTTAGAATATGGTAATTCTAAATTAGTAATAAAAATTACCCAAGGAGCTTAGACTCCTTGGGTGTTTTATTTTTTTTCTTAATATTGGTTTTTAGCCCATTCCATGATTTCATCTTTGATATATTTTTCAGGAGACATAATCAAAGATGCACCAGTTTCATCAAATAAACGTACATCGCCGTTTTCTAATACAATCATACCACGTTTACTGAATTCCATTACATCAGAGATTAAATCTACATTTGCAGACTCAGATTGGATATAGCTGATTACTGCTGGATTATTGATAGGAATAATACGACCTTCATAACCTTCTTTAACTACAACTTCATTATTGTCTTCCATACTAGTAGATTCTTTAATTAAACCTGTAGTATATGCACGTTTATGAGAAGGATAGATTACACGGTCCCATGTAATAATCTTTAAGTTCTTTACATAGTTTTTACCACCAACGTTTTCTAATGCACCTAATGCACGAAGGCTGAAACTTGGTTTTTCACCATCTAAAAGATCTTCATTGAAGTCACGACCAGCTTGGTTATTTGTACCAGTATAACGACCAAGAACTAGGTTACCATCAACTTTAATATCAAGATATTTAACTACTACCATAGCTGGATCAATTGTAGATTGGCGTTCAACTTTATCACTCATAGGGTGACCTTGTTCGCCTTTCATATTACCAGTACGGATAAGTTCTTGTGTACGCTCACACGCAATTTGAGCTTTAAGATCAGATGTTGCATAACAACGGCGGTTACGATTAATTGTATCACCATCCTGAAGGATACCTTCAGCAACAGGTTTGTTGTTGATACTTTCAACAAGTCTAGATTCACCAACCGTCATTGGAGCTTCATGTATAATAAATGGAATATTCATTTTACCCTCCAAGATTAAATAATATAGTATTACATTTATGTTAATCAACCCCAGTTTTAGCTGAATATAATGTTTAATATTTGAACTTATTAATAATAAACATAAGTCTTAGACAAAAGGAGAAATGCGTAAATGATTACGAATATTAGAAAACGGCAACTCGAATTGAATAAGATACGTAAGACTTCGGATGATTATGCCGGTCTATATAGTATCGTATCAGAGAATCATAATATGACTCAAGCTGATACTGTATTTAAACACATATTAGAGTTAGATTCTAATATTGATACTGCGATCATGAAATCTGTAGACTTATTATTGGAATTATATAAAGATAATGATCCAGTAGTAGTCAACAAGCATCGTCAGAAAGTATTAGAGTCGATTACTAAAGTACGTGATGCAAATCAATTCAAAAATTATCTTCAACGTAAGATGGCTCTCCATAAGGGTAGAGTTAAAAACAAAGTAGCTAATGCTGTTGAGAAAATCCATAGCGATGTTAAAGATCAACTTAAGAAAGCTGCTGGTAATATTGCTTCTTTAGTTCCATCAGCTGGTGGCTCTGAGGGAGGAGAAGGACAAGCTGCTCAACAAGAAACTTTAAATATGATGTATAAAGTAGCATGTGAGAATGTAACTTATGATCGTATTCTTAAAAACTATGATAAGATTAGTAGACGTTTTGATTTCGATAAGATTGTAATCGAAAACGTATTAACTAAAAAAGATGCAGTCAAAGAAACTACAACAATCTGTAAGCTAATTGATACTTATGATATGCCAGCCATTAGTAAGTTCAAAGTAGCTACAGAAAACTATCTTTTTGTCTTAAGTAAGAATGCTTGTCCATATGATACTATTGGTATTATGGAAGCAGCAGCAGATTACTTCTTGGTTAATGCTGAAGATAAATTTAAATATGCTGAAGCATTAGAATCTACTCTAACTGATATGGCTAACTATAATCCATTTGGTTCTAGTGATATTGCTAAGATAGTAGATAAAGTTAATAAACCTAAAGATATGGATCTAGATGAAGTTATTGATTTTAGAGATGGTAAGATGGAAGCATACATTGCTAAATTCAAATTCGATCCAACTCATGATAACTTTGTTAAACTTATTGAAGTACTTCCAAATGAAGTAGGTATCGAAACTTATATCAATAATATGGATATGATCTTCGATGCATTGAGTATGATCAATAGTGATACCACTCAATACTATATTACATTAGTTAAAATTAATGAAGCATTACTTTCTTGCTGTACTCTAAAGATAAAACCTTTATTGATTAAGTCTTTACTTACTACATATGAAAAGTATGCTAATAAGATTGATAAAAATGTTGTAGAAAGAATGAGACTCTTAATAGATAATATTGATGAATCTATTGAAGAAAGTAACCTATATGCTTTACCAACTAAACTAGATATCTTATTTGAATCTATGAGATCTTTATCTGAGAAAGATATTCCATCTCTTATCAGTGAATCATTTGATAGATACTCTTTAGATGATATAGATGGTATTACTCAATTAGCTAATATGGAAGCATCTATTATTCCTCACAGTAAGTTTGATCATATCCTAAAAGAAAAACTTAAGACTGCTAGACGTAAACGCCATAAGGATCTTAAAGATTACCAAAAGATTGATTGTATTAAAGATAATATTGAAAAGCTTAATGAATCTGAACCAGAAGAATATACTGATGGATCTATAGATGAAGCAGTTGTTAAAACCAAAGTACAAGAAGCTTGTGCTAATCTATTATATGATTTCACTCACTATCCTACTACTTTGAAAGAAATGAATATCATTAATACTATTTCTATGGCATCTGAAAAAGTTAAAGCTAAAATTAGTGATGTATCTTCTGATATCTCTAATGTAAGTAGACAATTCGATGCTCAAATGGATCAACTTAAGGGTGTAATTAATACTAAAGACTTAGAATCTGAAAATAGAGAAGCAGTTATTGCTGGTAAAATCTTACCTAAAGCAAGTCGTATTGTTAAACTAGCTATTGCTGCTGGTGTAGGCTACCTAATCAATCCAGCAATTTCTGTAATTGTAGTCTTAGGTTATCTTGGACTATCTATGGATACTCAATCTAAAGAACGTCGTAAAGTTTTAGAAGAAATTGAATTGGAATTAGAAATGACTAACCGTTATCTAAAGAAAGCTGAAGATGATGGTAGTCTAGAAAAACAAAGAGAACTTCTTAAGATTAAGAAGAAACTTGAAAGTCAAAAAGCTAGACTCATGTATAATATGGCATTTAAACATGGTGAAGCCCTACCTAGTAAAGGTAGAGATGATGATTAATAAGGAGATATATAATGAGTCTTAATGATTTCCTAGCAGAGCTCAAAGAGCAAGTCATCTATATGGAAGCAGATGACGATAAAAAGAAAAAAGAAGATAAGAAAGAGGATAAAAAAGAAGACGATAAGAAGTCTGATGATAAAAAAGAAGAAACACCTCCACCTCCAGCAGGAGATGGGGGAGATCCTCTTCAATCTAATGATGATAATGCAGATGATGCTCCTGAAGATTTAGGAGCTGGTGATCCTGATGCGGATGGTGATGGCACTGATGAAGATCCTGAAGATCTAAGTGGTGGCGATGATCCAGCTGATGATGAACCAGGAGACGATCCAGAAGATCAACCTGAAGAACCTGATATGGATG